TTGTTGAGCCCGACGGTAGTGAAAAGCCATTAACTGATTATGATATATTTCAAGGTAACAGTTTATTAGTGTTACCTCCAGTCACTGTACAACAAGCACCAGAAGTAGACATGAGTGGTGTTAATAAGATTACTGCTATCGTTAACAAGAATGCGGCAGGCATTGATACTTTACTTGACAAAGGTAAGTTGAAACAAATGCAACTGTCAAACTTTGCAGACATATTATATAATTACGTAAACGTAAAAACAGATACAGGATTAGACAACTTAGGCAAAGACTTTATGCAATGGCTACAGAGTAGTGCTGTTAGCAATAACAAAAAGGCAAAGATAACTGAGTATGTTAAAACGAACATGACAGCCTTTACGGCTTTATGGAACATAGTTAGTGGAATAATGAATGTTAAGAACAACATTATCGACCAACTAGAAAAACAACCTGCTGATGTACAAGCATCAATAGGAGATAAACCAGGGGGCGAAGGATATGTACTAGCTCACCCAACTGGTGATATTAAATTTGTTAACCGTGCTGGCTTTAGTGCGGCGAACAGAGCAGTACAACGATAGGAGATAATAATGAAAGCAACTGATTTTATTAAAGAAATAGATGCAGACGATCAAGATGCTATTGATTCTTTAAAGAAACAAATAGATCCAGCTGACGTAGATGGTGGTGATCTAGAAAAAGGATTTGGTGATAAACACGTATCACTAATCAACCAAGTACACAAAGTAAAAGATTCACAGGGTAATCCAAATCCTGTTAATACTGTTACAACATCAGATGGTGGTAAGTTTAAGATCAAAGGTTGGCAGGCTGATTTAATCATGCAGATGCTAACAGGTAACTATAACCAACGCCAGAAGATGGAGTTTACAAAAGACGTAAACAGCAAGAAAGATATGCTAGGTGCATTACTTGGTGAGCCAGGACCTAAAGAGATGGTTCTTAAATTTAAAGAACTAGTGAATCCTGAAATGCAAGCCAGAAGTGCATACGAAAGCAAAAAAGTATAAGGAAAACAAGAATGGAACTTGAGTTTCTAGAAGAGCTATACGAAGCAAGAATGACCCGCAACTCGGGTGACACAGCAAAGTTAACATTTAATGACTGCTGTGAAAGACTCTATCTGAGTTTACTTGTTCTTGAACTTCTTAGACAGTATCCAAAGTATACATCAGCCTCAAGGGCTTATGCAAAAGCAACGAAGGCAGTTAATTACAATCGCTTTCAGATGCAGGGTACTGACTTACACAACTTCATTTACTTTGTGAATGGAGATGATGAAGCTCTAGCTAAACTTAAAGATCCTGATAGTGCTAGAATGGTTGCTAGAAGAATTACATTACCAATGATGGCAATCAATAGATATCTTACTACACTTTCAAGTGGGATGTCATCAAGAACTAGTGAAACGTTTATGGGTATTGAATCGGCATTACGTATCTCCAATGCTGATTACAAAGCCATTCGTAGACAACTTACTAACTTTCAAAACCTAGCAACATATGACAGAAAGAAAATTGCTACTAGACTAGTGTTAGCCGTTAGAGCTAAACTAAGAAGCAGTGATATAATTAGATTCCTAGAAGAACTTGTAGCTGAAAGAGATTTAGAAACAGGAACAGTCAAGGACAACGAACCAATCATTAGTGTACCAGACCTTTCAACTAGTGGTAAGGAATTATCTTTATACAGATATCTAGTTGGTGCAAGAAATTTAGTAGGTACTAAAAAGTTTTTAGAACTTGCAAAGAATGGTCAAAGTGTTCCAAGCACGTTCGTAAAACAATATATGCCTGCTATTGAAATGATAGATGATATCGTAAAAGCAGGGCCAGGATACGTACAAATGTTACGATCCTTACAAAAACGAGCCAAACAACGCCGATAACTCCGGTTTTTTCCAAAAACTTATAAATACTAGTAACATACCACACAAGAGAAACGTGTGTATGGTCATTAGAACATAGGAGAAATAAAATGGCTGGAGTAACAAGAGTAAATGGATTTGGCAACTACGTTGTTGGATCATACAGATCAAGTGCTAACATTGGCGCTTATTTAGTAACAGTAAAAAATGCCTCTAACGCGGCAGTAGATATCAGAGCAGAAGACGATGCGGCTAACGAAGCTGTTGAGGCTATCATGATGGCTACAAACGCAATTGGTTCATCTTTCGCAGATGCTAACACAGGCGTAGCAACACTTTTAGTTGACGGATCACAACATGACGCGGCTTCTTTACAATTTGTATTAAGAAACCTAGGAACAACTGTTGGACCAAACAACATCGACTTTAGTGGAACAACTGTTGCGGCGGCTTCTACATTAACAGCGGCGTAATCCAAAGTTAAGTAGTTAGTTACTAAAACTAATTTAAAGGGCGGTTCATTATTTGTTCCGCCCTTTTTTTACGACTATAAGTATGAGTATGAACTTTGAAGTAGCTACATTAATAGATATAACTCAGACTAACCAAACAAAGTTTCGATCAGATGATAGGACAGCTATCAATCAACAGGCTAATTGGAATACATTCCTGCAGGTGATAGGGTTGAGATCCAATCCATACTTTGACGAAGCACCAAGTGTTGTTGAAGGATTAGACATCACTAAGAGCGAGTTTGGTACAGCTTATACGGGTAAACAAAAGGTGTGGTACTTTAAGTTTAGCATTGAACAAGAAGGTGCTTTGAGTGTAGACTTCCTTAAAGACGACTTTGATCTAGTACCTGTGGTAGCAGGACTTACTGAAAGCATTACAATTAATAACAATGCTTTTAGAACAAAAGATGAAGAATCACGTAACGTGATCTTTAAATTAGTAGATAATACTCCAGACTCGGTTGTATAAATACTAACATAAGGCAAACATTACATCAAGTACTAGGCGATTAAATTATAGGCCCCTTCCACGATAAATTAAGGAACGGAGAGATAAAGATGGCAAGAGCCACTAAATTAGAAAAAGAAAGTCTAGAAGCACACGTAGACTTATGCGAACAGAGATATAATAACTTAGAGCTTCGTCTGAGCAAGATCGAAACGAAAGTTGAGCATATCCACGCAGACATTACTAATAACAACAAGTCAATGACAAAAGTGTTGATAGGCTCAGCAGGTACGATTGTAGCTGGACTACTGTCAACTATAATAGTAATATTACTAAACTCTCAATAATCCAAACCAAAACACTTCCCCAAACACATAGATAAATACACGTATGCTATTACGTGAGATATATGAACCGTTAGACGAAAAGCAAATATGGGCTCGATCTGGTAAGAAGGTCGTTCGTAAGTATCGTTGCACGGCAGGTAGACGCAAAGGCCGTATTGTTAAACAGATGGCACAATGCTTTGCGGCACCTAATATGAAGGCACGAATAACTATGAAACGCACTAGAGCTAGAATAGGTGCTCGTATGATGAGGAAGGCTAGACGTACCAAACGTACAAATCCAGCTTCACGTAGAGTACAAGCATTGAATAGAAGAGGGTAGTATGTTAATCAAAGACATAATGACTGAGTCTATCAAAGAGGGAGTTATTCAGATCTGGGGTAAGAACAAGGGTAAACTTGTTCGTAAGTATAGATGTACAAGCGGATCACGTAAGGGCAGAATTGTAGCACAACCGTCAACCTGTAACGCGGTAAAGAAAGTTGGTAGTGCTATAAATATAAAGAGAGCTAAGGCACGTAGAGGTAGTGTAATGAAAGTTAAGACCCAACGCCAAAAACGGGCAAGTGGACTTACCAAAAGACTTACAACTGCTAACAAGCCACAGACGCAAAAACGTTATAAAAAGGCTCCAACAAGACGAAAAAAATTTAAGACAGGAAGAAGAAAGAAATAAATGAGAGCAAAGGACTTTACAAAACCAGTTGAAGAACAACAAGTAGTTGAAGTCGTTCCAGCTATTGGAGCCGCACTAGGACGTGTGGGTGCAAAGATGGGATCTGCGGCGGCTAAGGCCGGTGTTAAAGCAGGAGCTCAATTAGGTAAAGTCGGTGCCGGTAAAGCAAAAGGCATAGGCGCGGCGGCAGTGAAAGCTGTCAAACAAGCACAAAGTAAAGTTTCAAAAGCTATCCTTAAAAAAGGATCACAAATAGCAATACCCACTCAAGGGGGAAAAGAAACTGAATTCGATATTGACGATGTTAAGGGCGATATGATTACATTAGCCAACCCGGAAACAAAACCAGGTGAACCAAAAGCATTCGTATATAATAAAAAAGAACTAGATCAGATAGTCAAACAAAAAGCTGACAAGGCCACAGGTGGAACAAACCCAATGGCAGGTAAGGTAGTTTAATGAAGATAAATGATTTATTAGGAGAATTCAGTATTCAAACAAGTAATGAGGAAAAGGAAGTACTTGAAAAAGTACAACATCCTGTTCCATTTCATGCTTTCCCAGAGAGAGAACAATTCGTTATCGAAGGACTTATAAGAAAAGCTCTTATAACTAAAGTTAACCGTAACGGAATGACAGTGGTAGTTGCTAATGGATCCGACTAAATTACAATCAGACTTAGACGAGATAATGGAAAGTGGCCTTCAGAAGGTACATATTCCATTTGTTAAAGGCAAAGGTAAGTCGGTACGCATTAAGAATACTATATTCAGAGAATCCAAAAAAGAAGGTGGCTACTTGATATTTGACGTTGGATCGCACAAGAGAGTCGCTACAACCTTTAGTAAACGTGGTGCCATAGCATTAGCTAAAGCTAGAGCTAGAAATGACGAACATACCCAAAGAACCGTGCTAGATTTGGATCAAAAGCTGGGTAAACACTATATGGACAGTATTTTCCACAAGCATACCATAGAGCAAACAGACGATGATATGCGTAGAGAAGCCGCAGAAATGCGTTTTGAGTTGGCTAAAGACCATACTTGGTCATACATCTGCCAGTTAGACGAGTTCATCTTTGACGATTGATGATAAATAACTATAACGATAGGAACAAGAGCTATGAAAATAAACGAACTTAAAATTGTATCAGCTAAAGACCTAAATGAGTCACTAGCAAAAACCTTTGGAACGAAATTACGTTTACAAGACTTTACTAACGAACAACTTGAAGATGCACGTAACAGATTACGTACACAATTAAGCCAAGTTGAAACAAATGAAAGTTTCGATACAGTTCATACAAGCGATGCATATCAAAAAGGTAGAATGTTCCTAGACGTAATCAACCAAGAGATGCACGAAAGAGCTAAATCAAAACCAGACTTTTTAGACATGGACGGTGATGGCGATAAAAAAGAGCCAATGAAGAAAGCCGTTAAGGATAAAAAAGCAAAAGAAGATGTAGCTGACGAAGATTTAACAAAAGGTCAAGAGAAATTACCAGCAGGCTTAAAGAAAGCAATACTTAAAAAGCAAGGTAAAGACGACGATGCGGAAGACATTAAAGAAGGTGCTGAGGAATCAGCAACATTAGTAATGGCCGCAAAGGACATGGTAGACAGAGTAACAGGTTGGATGGAAGACACAGCAGAAATGCAAACAGAATCCATGCTTGAATTAGGCGATAAGATCAGAGACGAAATGGGCTCGGAACAATCAGAACAATTCATCAATACTGTAAAACCAGCATTAGAAAATTTATACACAGTTTTTGAAACTACAAGAGAAGCACTATCCGGTGGCGTAGCCATTGTAACAGGCGAAGGCGCTCCAGAGACTATGGGAACAGATACAGAAGCTCCAGCAGAAGATCCTGAAGCTGAAATGGAACCAACAGTTGATGCGGACGCAGGTGCTGAAGAACCAGTAGCAGATGAGTTTGGTGCAAGTGAGCCAGCAACAGGCGGCGAAGAAGTAGCAGACAGAGAAAAACGAGAATCCATAGAACGAAGCAGAAGACTAGGTCAGGTATTAACTGACTCAAAAAAAAAGGTAGTACGTCAGTCAAAGTAACTGAGGCTACAAATTCCAAACAGGCACTCGTACAAATTTTTAGAAATCAGATAGGTAGTGCTGATCATCAAGATCAGCCTGCTTACCTTTCATTTGAAGCACTCAATCAATTAATGTTAAACATGGACTTTCAACAGTTTGACTACGATGGCTTCAAACAAGTATATGACGCAAATCCAGAATTGAAAACCTACGTAAAGAATTTTGATGACAAAGGTGTTACACTTTCTACAAAGAAAGAAGCTGACTCCGATGCACCAGTATCAAGTGATGCCCCTGATGAAGTTGATCAAATGGCACAACGAGCAACCCAAGCCAATCTTTAACTTGACAAACTAGTTTTTTTGTTATATACTTTAGTGTATGAGGTATAACAATGAGCGAAGTAAAAATCTTACCAAATCTAGTTTGGAAATATAATTACGAGCCAGGATTCGATGTCCAGGCCTTTTTAGATTACCAATCCAAAGAAGCTGAACTGCATCAGACAGAAGCAGATGGAGGCAAGTCAACGGCTGGCCATCCAAACCCTCCGCACGAGTGGGAATGTAATAAAGATTTTATGATTTGGTTAAGACCCAAGATAGAAATTTGTTTACGTGAATGGGACGTTCAGTACACAGATGTCGTTGCCACGGGAAGTTGGACCAATATACACAATATCAATGCTCATACTTTACCTCATGAACATGGTTCAACCAACGTGGTAGTGTCAGCTTATGTACAAGTACCAGAGGACAGTGGTAACTTAATGTTTGAACAACTGTTAAGAACTAACTGGTCTCATTACTCACGCATACCAGAAAACACAATACATGACTACTGGAGAGAAGTTAATGTAAATACAAATGATGTCTTACTATTTCCTGGCTGGTTAACTCACAAGACCCAAGCAAGTAAAAGTAATGGCAACCGAATAACATTTACCATCAATACAGATGGTAGGGATAGAAGCAACGTAATATTATGACAGTAGCACAAGACAGAACCAAAGAAGAAATTATTAAAGAGATTGAAAGTATCGTAGAAAAGAACATTCAACCTAGTGTAGAAATGCACGGTGGTGTTGTTAAGCTACAAGACTTTGATATGGAAACAGGCGTTGCCCTTATGTTAATGAGTGGAGCCTGTTCAGGCTGTGCAAGTAGTTCCGTAACACTCAAGATGGGTGTAGAGAATATGCTTAAACATTATGTACCTGAAGTAAATGCAGTAGAGGGTATGGACGATCCTAACTTTAACGATCCGTATTATACAAGTTGGGACAACCCAGGTGGCTGGGGAAAGGAAGAGTAATGGCAATAGAAAAGACTGAACACAAGACACCGTACTTTGAAAGACAAAATCCTAACATGAGTACAGAGTTTCATAGTGCAATGAACCAATGGATCATTGATGTTAAGTGTCCCTTCTACGAGGAATTCTTAACACTATTTGAAGATGAATATAGAGGAGAAGATGAAAGTAAGATCAAAACTACTTTCAGAGGATATCAATATGATGTTACTCCTAAGAACTTACCCGAGTGGGGTGGCGAAGTAGTACGTTCGGATAAGATGAATCCAGACACTCCGGAGCAAGTAGGGTTTCCTAGTTCTAAAACATTAAATGAAACAGAGTTTGATGTAAACAAAGCAAATCCAGGATCTAACTTTCCACCTATTGATCAAAACAAGTTTGATAAACTTAATTGGGATAAGTTAATGAACTGGGTAATGAAACAGATTAGACGTAACCAGGTGCCCGTTAAGAGCATCAAGGTAAGCAAGTGTTGGTGTGTAGACTACAATGACGGAGGCTACCAAGCAATACACAATCATGGCCCACTATGTATTAGTATGGTAATGGCAATGGACTCACAACCTACTACAGGAACTAATGAACAGTCTGCTGACAATGGAATGTTATATACCCTAATGCCTAATCCAGATGGCACACAACTTATGACACAGTTTGGACCTTACCCAGGTAGAACTGTTATCCTAGACGGTAGAGTATGGCATGGTGTTTATCCTGCTAAGGCTCCACGTAGAACATTTGTTGTAGACTTCGACTTTGAATACTATGGCGAAGATGAAGAAATTCCAGGAATGGTAACTCCAATTAACCCAGGCACACCTAATGGATAATAATTATTTTGCTCAAGGGCAGTTCATCATAGAAACAGAGTATGATGAGTATGAAAGTATGAACATCACAATGAGAAAGAGTTCTACTGAAACTGTTGACTATCCTGATAGAGTGCAAGATAATTTAGATTTAAATTCAATATCGTTGGCTTACACCGATTGGGTATTGAAAAAGATACAGGATCAAAAGATTCCTGTTACAAGCATTGAGCCCGACCAGGCTTGGTATATTAACTACAAGCCTTATGGTTACCAAGGCATACACAATCATACTAACAAGGAAGACTTAATTAGTACAGTTATGTATTTTGATCATAAGCAAGAAGATGATATGTTTACACAGGACGGATGTCTTGTTACAATGATGGCACACCCTAACACACAGATTGAGTTTCATGAGTTTCCACCTAGTCCAGGTAAAACTATTATTATGAATGGTAACGTTAGCCATGCAACTTATCCTTACAAACATGAAAGAAGATGTTTAGTTATTAATTTTAAAGCAACATGGAGCAAGCCGAATGAGCCTGATCAAACAGAAGTTTAATTACAAAGAGATAAAGAAAGAGTCTAAAGAAGGCAAACGCCTATATGCTTGTCCTGACGGTAATAGTGTCGCAAGTGTAACAACTATACTAGATAAAACAAAAGACAAGTCTGCCTTAATTGCTTGGCGAAAAAGAGTAGGTGAAAAGAAAGCACAGGAGATTGTTACAGAGGCCGCAAGTGTAGGTACTCGTATGCACAAATTTTTAGAGGACTATGTAGAAACAGGTGAATGGCCTAAAGCAGGTAGCAACCCGTATAGCCAACAAGCTAACGAAATGGCTACAAAGATTAAAGACGCCGCATTAGTCAATATTGACGAAATATGGGGCTCTGAGGTACAATTATACCACCCGAAGATTTACGCCGGCACTACAGACCTCGTAGGCGTCTTTAAAGGCGAAGAATGTATCATGGACTTCAAGCAAACTAACAAGCCTAAGAAGGAAGAATGGGTAGATGATTATAAGCTACAATTAACTGCCTATGCACTAGCCCACAACGAGATATACGGAACTAACATACAAGAAGGCCACGTTTTCATGTGCAGTCGTGCAGGAGAATATCAGCAATTTGATGTATGGCCAGACGATTTTAAGGCCTGGGAAGCTAAATGGTGGGATCGTGTGTATATGTACTATGACCGTTTCGCATAAATACTTGTAATAAGGAGCAAGTAAGTGGCAATAGTACAAATTTCAAGAATACAAGTACGTAGAGGTCAAAAGAACGTTGGATCAGGCATACCACAATTAGCAGGTGGTGAGTTTGGTTGGGCAGTGGACTCACGTGAATTGTTTATTGGTAACGGATCAGTTTCTGAAGGCTCACCAGCAGTTGGAAATACAAAGATCCTAACACAATATGACAACCTGTTTAGTTTTGCAGATCAATACACATATCAAAAGAACATCAGTACAATGCAAACAGGCTCAACTGCTATGTTGCCTACTGCTAGAACATTACAAGAAGTACTAGACGAAGAAGTAAGTGTTAAGTCGTATGGTGCAACTGGTGATGGGTCAGATCAAACAGTAGTATTACAAAGAGCTATTGATCAATTATTCCTTAATAGTGCAACAAAAGGTTCAACTGCAAGTAGAGTTACATTAAAGGTACCAGCAGGTGAATACTTATTGAGTGCAAGTTTAAAACTTCCGCCATATGCAACAGTCATTGGAGCAGGAAGTGACAAGGTAAAAATTACACAAGGTGCGAATGTTCCTGTGTTTGAAACTGTAAACTCAGGATCAACACCAGGAAGTTATGCACAGGACAGTTCAAGTACAACATTGAACCAAGCTAATAAGATTACACTAAAAGGTTTTACATTAATACAAAATACTACAAACGCAGGTATATTGTTAACTTCTTGTAAAGAAAGTACATTTGAAGATTTAAAAATTACAGGTGCTTGGACAAGTGGAGCAACTCCAGGATCAAGTCAAGTTGCAATTAGAATGAACAGCTTATCAACTGCTGTATCTTGTAACAGAAATAAATTTAAAGATATCCATATGAAAGGTTACGCAACAGGCGTACACTCAGACTTTGATGTTGTTGGAAATACATTTACAGATTGTGAGTTCGACACATTAAGATACGGAATAGTATATGGTGAGAATACAAGCATTGGTCAAGTAGGAATGGCTACAGGTCCACAAAGAAATATTGTACAGAGTTCACAGTTCCATGATATTGATAGACAAGCATTATGGGTAAACAAAGGACAGTTTAATTCCTCAGTTAATAACAAGTTTATTAGTGTAGGTAACAATGGTGGTACTGAAGGTAACGCAGTTTATAGTGTTATAAACTTTACAGATGGTACTGCTCTTTCTAACTCATCTAGCAATGACTGGTTTGACAGAACTGCAAATTTAAGTTATGATCAAAACTTTATGTCAGGTTATAGATATGTTCCAGAAGTTGAAGGACCAGGAGTTTTTGATTTAGAATTTAGTTATAGGTTTCCTGTAACACAACAAAACTCCGCAGTAAGAGTATTAAAATTTCCAGGCTATGCTACTAGAAACATAGTTGTAGATTACATATACAAAAGCTCACAGGTAAATGCAGTAAGAGAAGGTTCATTAGATATACTTGTTAACTTAAATGATAACACATCTAAAGTAACTGACAACTTTACATACCTTGGTGCTAGTGCATATGAATATAATGTTGAGTTTAGTGTTTCATTAACGGATGAAAACACAGACGGAACAAATGATACACTGGTTGTTTCAATGAAGAACACGACAACGAGTGACACAGGTGACATATTATTCAAAGTACATTACAAAACGTAATATGCCAAACAGAGAATACGAGACAAAACTCGTTAACTGGACTAACTTTAGAGAACAACTAGAGGTAAGTCTAAATCCTTTCCAGGAAGTAATTGATTATTACAACAAGATGCCAAGAAGTAAGCTAGGTGTTGACCCTTGGGATCAGACTACTTGGCCCACTCCATGGGAACTACTTGCTCAAAACAGCATTTGCGACTTGACAAACAGCTTGGGGGTGTGTTATACTTTACAATTAACTAATAGGTTTTCTCGGAGTGAGTTCGAGATACATATAGTTACGGACTACAGTAATGAGGAATTATGTTATCCTGTTTGCATTAACAATAATGTATTATGTTACAAATATAATGAGGTTGTTCAAAAGGCTGAATTACCCACACAATTTGTTTCACAACGCATTTATAAGATGCCGGCGTTACAATAAATACTTTATCATTACGAATACGAATTAAAAATTAACAGGAGCAACAGAGAATGTCAAATGGCGTCGGTATACACATCAAAAAACGCGACGGCTCAGTAGAGCCCCTGGACATTAATAAGATACACTTTGTCGTTGAAGAAGCCACGGAAGGCTTGACGGGTACAAGTGCATCACAGATTGAGATGACAGCTAACATTCAATTCTATGATGGAATGTCCACGGAAGAAATACAAGAAATTTTAATTAAAAGTGCAAACGATTTAATTAGTTTAGAGAATCCCAACTACCAGTATGCGGCGGCAAGGTTGTTGTTATATCCAATTTATAAAGAAACGTTCGGTCAATACAGTCCTGCTCCTCTTACAAAGATTATTGATAGAAATATTGAACGTGGTGTATATGATGCGTCAATCAAAGACAAGTACACTGAAACAGAATTAAAGCAATTAAACAAATACATCAAGCATAACAGAGATGAGAATTTTACATACGCAGGTCTAAGACAGATAGTAGACAAGTACCTTGTGCAAGATAGAAGCACAGGAGAAATATATGAGTCTCCACAAGTAATGTATATGATGATCGCGGCAACATTGTTTGCTGATTATCCAGAAAAAACACGTATGAGTTACGTAAGGAGATATTATGATGCGACCTCCCTTTTTAAAATCAATATCCCAACGCCAATCATGGCCGGTGTACGTACACCTCTTAGACAGTTTGCTTCGTGCGTTCTTGTTGATAGTGATGACACCCTTGATAGTATTTTTAGTAGTGATATGGCAATTGGCAGATACACGGCACAAAGAGCAGGAATAGGAATTAATGCAGGACGTATTAGAGCAATCAACTCTAAAATTAGAGGTGGCGAAGTAGCACACACAGGCCTGATTCCGTTTCTAAAAAAGTTCGAGTCAACTGTAAGATGTTGTACACAGAACGGAGTACGTGGAGGCAATGCAACTACACACTTCCCTATTTGGCATTATGAAATTGACGACATCCTAGTACTAAAGAATAACAAAGGTACTGAGGATAACAGAGTACGTAGATTAGATTACAGTATTCAACTTAATAAATTGATGTACGAAAGGCTGTTAGCTGATAAAGACATAACTTTATTCTCGCCACATGATGTACCAGATTTATATGAGGCTTTCTATTCCGACCAAAAACTATTCGAAGAACTATATGAAAAGTATGAACGCAAGACTTCATTAAGGAAACGCAAAGTAAAAGCAATGGAATTGTTTTCTGCGTTGATCAAAGAACGTGCTGAAACAGGACGTATCTATATCATGAACGTTGACCATGCTAATACACACAGTTCATTCAAAGACACAGTTTACATGAGTAACTTATGTCAAGAGATTACATTACCTACTAAACCTTTACAACACATTGATGACCCTGAAGGTGAAATTGCATTATGTATTTTAAGTGCAATCAATGTTGGTACACTAAAAGACTTAGATGAGTTACAGGACTTATGTAACTTGGCTGTAAGAGCATTAGACGAAGTTATTGATTATCAAAAGTATCCAGTGAAGGCCGCTGAAGTAAGTACAAAAGCAAGACGCTCATTAGGCGTAGGCTACATTGGACTTGCACACTATCTAGCGAAGCATGGTGTTAAGTATTCAGATAAGAAAGCACTTACTAAGGTACATGAGCTATCAGAAGCATTTCAATATTACTTGTTAGTTGCAAGTAATGAATTAGCAAAAGAAAAAGGTGCTTGTGAATATTTTAACCGTACTAAATATAGTGATGGCATTTTACCTATTGACACATACAAAAAGGAGTTGGACGAGATATGTTCAATTACATTAAAGTATGATTGGTCTGCTTTACGCAATGACATATCAGCCCACGGTTTACGGCACAGCACATTGTCCGCACAGATGCCTTCGGAGAGCAGTTCCATTGTGTCGAACGCAACCAACGGAATCGAACCACCTAGAGGGTTCTTGTCCGTTAAGAAAAGCAAAAAAGGGCCTCTTAAACAGATTGTTCCACAGTATACTACGTTAAAGAATAACTATACGTTGTTGTGGGATATGCCAAGTAACGAAGGTTACATAAATATCGTTGCAGTAATGCAGAAGTTTTTTGATCAAGCCATTAGTGGTAATTGGTCGTACAATCCAACTCATTTTGAGAACAACGAAGTTCCAATGAGTGTTATGTTACAAGATATGTTAACAACATATAAGTATGGTTGGAAAACATCATACTATCAAAACACTTATGACTTCAAGAGTGATCCAAGTGAAGAGGAAATTAAGACAGAGACAACAAACTCTTTTGAACCTCAAGTGGGACTACCAGATGGTAAGCCATTAGAAGATGAAGAAGAAGTTTGTGATAGTTGTGCTATATAGGGAAGAGGAATAGACAGTGAGTAAGACAGTATTTAATAGAGAAAAAGTAGACTTTACAAAGAGCCATATGTTCTTTGGACCAGATCAAAACACACAAAGGTATGATGTGTTTAAGTTCCCTGTGTTTGATAAATTGAATCAAACAATGCTAGGATATTTTTGGAGACCTGAAGAAGTAAGTCTACAAAAAGATAGAAGCGACTATGCTAACTTCCGTCCAGAACAGAAGCACATCTTTACTGCTAACTTAAAATACCAAACACTACTAGATAGTGTACAAGGTAGAGGACCATGTTTAGCTTTCTTACCACACGTAAGTATTCCAGAGCTAGAAGGTTGTATTGTTACTTGGGACTTCTTTGAAACTATTCACAGTCGCTCGTATACACACATAATGAAGAACGTGTATGCAGACCCAACTGAAGTATTAGATACTATCTTAGATGATGAAAAAATTATTGAACGTGCTATTAGTGTTACTAAAAACTATGATGCGTTTACAGAAGCGGCAGACAAACACATACATCTTAAAAAAGGAACGATGAGAGATGTTAAGAAGAAACTATTCTTAGCTATGATGAACGTAAACATCTTAGAAGGACTACGTTTTTATGTTTCCTTTGCCTGTACGTTTGCATTTGGTGAACTTAAACTTATGGAAGGTTCAGCAAAGATTATTAGTTTGATTGCTAGAGATGAAAGCCAACACCTTGCATTAAGTTTACACGTTCTTAAGAACTGGATGCGTGGTGATGACGATCCAGAGTTTGCCTCTATTGCAAAAGAGTGTGAAGCAGAAGTTTATGAAATGTGGAAGACTTGCGTCAATGAAGAAAAGGCGTGGGCACACCACTTAATGAAAGATGGATCAATTATTGGTCTTAATGAAAAACTGTTAGGCAACTACGTAGAGTTTATTGCTAACAAGAGATTAAAAGCATTAGGATACAAGCCAATCTTTGATACACCTACAACACAGAATCCCCTACCATGGACACAGCATTGGTTGAGTTCATCAGGGTTACAAGTAGCACCACAAGAAACAGAAGTAGAGTCTTACATTGTTGGTGGTATTAAACAAGACGTTAACACAGACTCGCTCAAAGGATTTAAGTTATAATGGAAACAAAAGAAGCTACTCCACACACTACCGTAGTTTATAGTAAGCCTAATTGTCCTTCTTGTGTAAAAGCAAAGATGTTATTACAAAACAAGAAGATCCCATACACCGAAAGTATAATTGGAAAGGATATCCAAGTTGAAACTCTTATGAAAGAGTTTGAAGTAAACGGATTACCGATGCCAAGAACTGCTCCGCAGATTATATTACACGGTAAGTATGTAGGAGGGTATGAACAATTAGTCCAACATATGGACGACCACGGTATGAACTATGAACACTAGGAGACATTATGTTAATTGAGCCGGCATATAAATTAGGAGACGTTATCACTATTAAACTTACATCAGGTGAAGAACTTGTAGGTAAGTTTGAAGCAGATGACGACAAGACAATCAAAGTAAACAAACCACTTACATTAGTTGCAAGTGAAAAAGGCATTGGCTTACAACAGTTCTTGTTTACTGCTGATATAGATAAATCATATACTATTAAGCATCAAGCAATTACTTTAATACACAAAACAAGACCAGAATTTGCAGAAGCATATACCAAGCAGACAAGTAGCATTGTACAAGCACCCGCTGGTATGGCAGACCTAGTACGTAAATAATCTTACATAAATATTAATATGCACGAGTTTGTTATAAAAGACAAGGGTCAATTAGTCACGTACACAGAGTACGAAGCTATACCTAATGAATTCGACCATGTAATTAAGTTCTTACCTGAAGTTCCACCAGAACCTCATACTGAAGAACAGCATGAAGAGATTGAACAGTGGAATATAAAGTTGCAAGAACTAATGAAAAAGGAGAGATCATATGCCAGCAGTAACTAGAGTAGGTGACGCCGACGTTGCCCATTGTAGCGGAATGACAAGAGCAGTAGGATCTGGTAATGTATTTGCTAACAACATTCCTGTTTCAAGACAGGGTGACGTTAACACAGGACATTTACTTCCACCTGTACCATGTCCGTCACACTCGGCACCAATAGCAGTAGGATCAACAACAGTATTCACCAATAACGTAGGAACGGGCAGGGTTGGAGACGCAATAGCAGGGTGTACTTCGGTCGCGGCAGGCTCTTCAAACGTTTTTGCAGGATAATTTCGCCAATTAAGGCACCAACAAACCACATTTACACAATAACATTACAATTTACAATAATTAATTACGAATATAGGAGATAATATTATGTCAAACATTCATGAACAGATCGTAGCTGAATACGAAAACTATATGAAAGAGTCAGAATCTTTCGAATCAAAAAACGTTAAAGCGGCGGCGGCAAGAGCAAGAAAAGCCTTAGGTAACATGGGTAAACTTGCTAAATCAAGAAGAGCAGAAATCCAAGAGAAGAAAAACTCTCTATAATAATTTCTAGAAATACATTTATAGCATGACTAACCCTCATGCTATATTTGTATGTACATAATTCTATTAACAAAATCATAAATACTCTAGTACAAATTGTTTATTACAAAACATAATCACGAAGGATTAATAAAAAAATATGAGTGAGCGAGTCGTTGGCAAACTGAAATGGTTTGACGCAAAAAAAGGTTACGGGTTTATAACTCCCGATGATGGCGGACAAGATGTGTTCGTACATATATCTGCCTTTGAAGGTGCACAGATAACTAACATTTCGAATAAGATGCTACTAGAATATGAACTTGTTGATAACAGGGGCCGAATGATAGCAGGTAACCTTGTTCGTCCTGATAACTTCAACAGATAATTTAGATCGATTTAAAAGGCTTAGGCAATCCGTCTGAGCCATATATCATTTCGCCTGTGTCAATAAAGGCTCCACACATACGACCGTTGGCGTGTTTACCGTAATACTTAACTGGCTTGACTTCTACCAATTCACCATCTCGAAGTGCAGTCCTTTTATAGTTCTCAGACTTGACTCCTCTTTGCTTTACTCCAGCCATGTTACTTTCCTAACTTCGCTTTCAAGGCCGCTCTCTTTTGTTCTATAAGTGCCGCCTGGCGTATTTTTCTACCTAGTGGTAGACGTTGTATCATTTCGTACATTCCGCCTTTTTTGGCTTCCCATTCTACTCTGACTTGTTTGCTTTTGGTATTGCCTTGGAAGGCTTTGACTGCCTTTCTTAGGCTTGTTGATTCTTTGGTTTCTACATTCTCGCCGTCATAGAAAGTATATGTTCTCATTTTGGGCATGGTAAATCCTTTGACATTAGTTATGCCAGAAGAGTAATATATGCACTTAAATAGGTTAAATATAGGTGTAATTGATGACAGCAACGTATGTCACATGAACAGGACCCGGGGGCGGTACCCGGCGCCTCCACCATAAACACATTTACCGAGTGTGCTTATGATGGGGGCGAAATAGGATCGACTGGCTTGTTAAGGTTGAACGAGATTACCGGGATGTAAGCTCCGTTAACGCGAACAAACGTTATAGATGCAAACGATAATGCACTATCCAACGTAACTTTTGTAGATTTTTCTGCACCAGTTACTGCGGTGAATGAGGATTTTGCCCTAGCGGCATAATCGCTCGGGGTTGGCAACTTACCTAGCAACAGAAAAGTTGCGCCTATTACTACATAGACTACGACTATAATAGCTTAGACTAAAAAATCAAATAAATATATCGCTAGGTGAGAAGGAGTAATTATAATGCCACCACGCAATCATAGAAATTGGTTAGCAGAACCAAAAGTAGAATATATTAGTAGCGAGTGTTACAACAATCAAGACATACACGACCAAGAACAAGAACAAATCTTTAGTAAGGTTTGGATACCTATGTGTCATAAGAGTGAACTACCAAACGAGTTAGACTACCGAACAACACAGATAGCAGGTGTAAATGTTATCGCATACAACACAGGCAAAGGATTCAAAGCATATCGTAACTATGGCAGTTGGGCACCAGCAGGAACACTAGGAGCACCTATTGTAACTGTTGAACCGCAGTTGCATTTGGAAGTAAAGCACGGAGGTATGATATGGGTAACACTAAACCCTGATCCTGATCAAACTGTAGAACAATGGACGGCAGGTGCATTTGATTGTATCGCTGATGCTATTGACACAGAGGAACTAGAAGTATTCCATTATCATAAAGCAATCATTCCTACTAACTATAAACTATGGCACGATACTAACAGTGAATTCTATCATGACTTCATGCACTACTTTAATCGTGTAACAGGATTCAATGATGAATATTTTGCACGTAAGAATATTGCGTTCGATAACGGTCATGTAAACGTAAGTTCTTTTACTGTCAACTATACCGAGTTTGATAAAGATGGAGATAGAGGAGAGTTAAGTTTTCCTAACTTGCCACCCAACCAATGGTATATGGTAGACTTGTTTCCAGGCTTCAACTTTAACCTACGTGGAAGTGCATATAGATCAGATAGTGTTACTCCATTAGGACCTAACAAAGTTCTTATTGAGTTTAGGGGTTATGGATTAAAGAATGATACCAAAGAAGAAAGACTTACACGTATCAGACACCATAATACTATTTGGGGACCTTTTGGTAGAAACTTACACGAAGACTTGCTAGGTGTTACAGGACAAGGTGCATCAATGGCTCCAGGTACTGAACGTAGAAACATACTACATGGTAGACACGAAAACTCAACTATCCACGATGAAGTAGGTATGCGCCACTACTATGCAGAATGGGGCAAGTACCTAGATGTAAATCCATCTAATCCATTATAGCTCTTGACATCTCTGTCAATATGTGTTATGCTTTAGCTATAACTTTATAATTACATACAAGGAGTACATTCCGATGGCTACATATTTGACAGTACTAGGGGTAGCATTAGTAGTTAATACTATCCATGTAGCGGTAACAGGGCACCAAATAATGCTTTGTCTATCCGGTTGTAATTAACACTCTTCCGGGGGTGTAGCTCAGTTGGTTAGAGCGTCCGCCTGTCACGCGGAAGGCCGAGGGTTCGAGTCCCTTCACTCCCGCCATTATAATAACAGAGGTATATTTGTGGATAAATTTATATTTGATGTCGACGGCACACTAACACCAAGCCGAAGACCGATTGACGACGACTTTGCAGTATTCTTTTCAGACTTTTGTGCAGAGCATGATTGCTATCTAGTAACAGGTAGTGATAGAGAAAAAACAATAGAACAAATAGGGGAAGAAATATATAGCCTTGCCCAACGTGTTTACAACTGTTCAGGTAGCGATGCTTACGAAGGTAGTAAGAATGTATATGCTGACCCATGGACACTTCCAGATGATACTAGAACGTGGTTAGAACAAACTCTTAAGGCAAGTACGTTTGGCTTACGAACAGGATTACATATTGAAGAACGTACAGGTATGGTTAACTTTAGTATTGTAGGACGAAATGCTACAATGGGTGAACGACAACTATATGTTAAGTACGACAAAGAAGAACAAGAACGTAACAGAATTGCTAAAGAGTTCAACGCCAAGTTTCCAGACTTGATTGCAACTGTTGGTGGAGACACTGGCATAGACATATCTCCTAAGGGTAATGACAAGAGTCAGATCCTAAGAGACTTTGACCCTAAAGATACCCTATGGTTCTTTGGTGATGCTATGGATCCTAGCGGTAATGACTATACACTAGCAAAGTGTAAGGAAGTTAATGCCGTAGCAGTTGAAAGCTGGAAAGACACACGTAACAGACTAAAAGCATTATAACCGTCCCTTATATCCACATATAACTATAGCTTATTTTGGTAAATAACTGCATACTTTATAGGAGTAGTTATTATGGCAAAGTTATATGGAACAGCATCGATACACGTTTCTACACCAAAGAAAACATCACAGTCTTCTAAGAAAAGATCTTGCAAACTTGCTTCTATGAACAAGAAGAAAAAACGCAGTTTAAAGTTTTACAGGGGGCAAGGGAAGTAATGTACGAGTACAAATGCAAAATATTAAGAGTAGTAGACGGTGATACAGTAGATATCGATATAGATTTGGGTTTTGGTATGTGGATGCACAAAGAACGAGTTAGAATGATGGGCATCGACACACCAGAATCTAGAACACGTGATAAGGTGGAGAAGAAATTTGGACTCGCATCAAAGGCCAGACTTAAAGAACTGTTACCAGTTGGATCAAAGCAACATCTTAAAACAGAAATCGATCGAAGCGGAGAAGATAAAAAAGGCAAGTTCGGAAGAATACTTGGAGACTTTATCGTCAACGAAAAGAGATGCACTGATATTCTTATTGAAGAGGGATATGCTGTAGTGTATACTGGCCAGAACAAAGACGAAGTAGAGCAGGCACATTTAAATAATAGAGATAGACTTATTAAAGAAGGAAAGGTCACCCTCTAATGTTAAAAATACTTGTTGTTGTTTTGATGACGGGTATGACACCAACAGGCTCTCAGGATTTGTATGTCTTTACTGATCCCAAGTTTGATACAATCGCAGAATGCCAAGCATGGAGCCAAGGTAACGTACCAGCTATAACGTATAGTGTCCGAAGAGAATACGGAACTAGACCAATAGAAGAAATTTACTGTATGCGAGAAGAACTGCTCAAAAAGTTTTTGGAAGACCCCAAAAGCCAATTCAAAAACGTATAAATTAGTTTACCAAAACACTTGACACTACACTAAAATTGTGTTACATTTAATACATGAATGCAATATTTGTGATAGTGTGTTTTTTTATCGGATTAGTTGGTTTAGGCTATTCCATGCATCTACCTTACGATAGTGAGCTAGGCGAAAACATCCTTGTAATATCTGCAGTCTTAGTAGCAGGACCTATATTAATTTTTTGGCGAGGATAGATCTATGACCATGCACTTACAAAGAGGACTTACAACTCTCAACACATCAACAAGAAAAAAGAAACGTAAGATAACCAAAGCAAAGTTAGAACGTTGGGCACTTGACCTACGAAAGTATAACAAGCAAATGAAAAGTTTGGGTATGCACGGACATATGATGACCATGGATCAATATGTTGATTATGTACATGGCCAATTTATTCCTGCCCAATCCAAAAAAGTGTCTATGGTAACAACACCGTGGCACCAATCAGGTGTGTCTTTTGAAAGGACTACTAAACATATTCCTTCACACACTAGTTCGGCTAGTTTCGCCCCAGCACTCAAAAAAGAATCCATGCAGTACACAGGAGAACGTAAATTGGTTGGTATTGCAACAATGCACAAATCAAATATGGTTCCAATCTTTGCAGATGATGAGGACAAAACGGGCAAGAAGGCCGCTACCGAAATCGCAACCATGCGTAGAAATTAGATTATTTTGGTAAAAAAGAACTTGACCTTTTCTGGATTAGGTGCTATTATATAAACATAATGAAGATAAACTTACGGAGGCTTTAATGAAAGGCACAATTAAAAATCTGACACTAGTCGCTACAATGGCGGTACTTATGTCAGCTTGTTCTACTATGACTACTGTTGTAGAAAAGGACACAGACGTCGTACCTAATTGGTATATGAAGTGTAAAGATACTGGAACAGAAGGTTGGTTCTGGTGGAGCAAAGACTACTACTATGCTTGTGGTAGCGGAGTAAGTGGCTTTAAAGAAGCGGCTTATGACAAAGCAATTCAAATAGCAAAAGTAAAAATCGCTGATAGAATCAACGGTGCAGTAAACAAGAGAACTACAATCGAGTATAATGATGCTGGTTCAGAGGAGAGTTTAAGCTCTACTCAACAGTCACAGGTATTGATTGTTAACAAGATTACTGACACAGTGGTAAGACACTATTCATCAACTGATGGTTACTTGTATAAAAGAAATGGCAAGTACTTCCATTTTGTTATGTTGAAGCTTAATAAAGAAATCGTTGATCAGCTTGTAGCAGAATCTCTTGCTAAGACTGTAAAGGTTGATACGAAAAGCATCAACAAGTCTGCAAGTCAACTTAACTAGGAGAAGAGTATGAAACATCTTCTATACATTATAGGTCTCATGTTTTTATGTACGGCCTGTAGTGCAACTAACAAGTTGACCTTAGAGGAAAGCGGACATCAATACTGTGAAACTGATAAGACCATTATCGATAAAAATGGTTCTACAGATAGCACACAAATAACCAAGTGTAGCGATGACCCGGTAAAGAAACTATTACCACCTAAGATGGGTATGGGAACACAATGCCAAGAACATTGGTACACTATTTTAATCAATGGCAAACAAGTCGAACGTAAAGGCTATGCTTGTCTATTTAAAGGTAAGGATTATGAAAGCAGTAAATGGTATATTGTTACTAGCCCTTATTAGTATATTAGGGGCTTGTAGCTCTACAAGTGGCGTACAAACTTACAACACCACGGACACAACTACATCAAGTGTCCAATCAACTTATCAACCAGCAAACGGTTATGTAGGTGTCGTTGTTAATTTAACTAAATGGCATTGGTACAGATTACCTGCTGAAGATAGAATGAAGCAAGAACAGGCAGTCTATTTTGCACTAGATAACGTAGAAAACGGAGATGGTACTAGTTGGTACAACAACAATACAGGATCCAACGGAGAAGTTATCGTTGTTAGCACTTATCCTATGGGTAGTGGCTATTGCAGAGTAATGTTAAGTAAGCTGAATTACAAAGGTAAACTTAGGCATTTTAAGGAAACCGCTTGTCGTGAAACAGGCCATGAAGGCTGGAGATTTTTAAGGTAATTTACTTAAAATTGTAGATAAATATGTTATACAAAGAGTTTAGAGGGAGCAGTATGTTATTAGGAATATTGACATTTCTATCTGCACTTACAATTAGTGCGGTAGCTATATACTATTCGGTTGCAGGATTGGCGGCTATATTTGCCGCGGCTGTTATCCCGATTATAATAATGGGAGTGTCGTTAGAGGTTGGAAAACTTGTTACGGCAGTCTGGTTGCACAGGCACTGGAGTCGAGCTACATGGTGGCTTAAGACTTATCTGTCGGTTGCAGTATTCGTATTGATGTTTATAACGTCAATGGGTATCTTTGGGTTCTTATCCAAAGCACATATCGAACAAACAAGTATGTCACAAGAGCAAGTAGCTCTTATAGAAACTATCGACGGTAAGATAGTACGTTCAGAAGGTAAGATAGAACGTTGGACTACAGAAATGGATCGCTTGTTAGCAGGTGAAGACATTCGTGTTGATAGTCTTATTGATCGTGAACAAATAGAATTAGATAAAATTAATGCACTTATTAAAGCAGAGAAAGACGACATAAGAAAAGACTTTGATAAGCAAATAGAATTACAGAATCAAAGAATCAAACAAGCAAAAGAACGTAAGGACGCAGATATACAAGCGGCCAAGGATAGATTCGAAGGCAGTTTAGGTGGCGGTTCTAAGTATGACAAAGCAGTAGAGAAAGCAAAGGCAAACGAATTAAGTGTAGCAAGTTCGGCACAAAAGGAAATACGTGCTATTAATAGCAAACTTAATGAAGCACTTGCAACTGTTGATACAAAGTATGCCAATGATATAAAAGCAATACAGGATAGAATACAGGATCTACGTGGACAAGCTAATGCTAAGACAGAAGACCTAGATGCTAGGATTACAGAGCTAGAATTATTCATTGACAAAGAACAGGTAGTCATTGATGATGTTAGAGAAGAGAAGTTTGAATACGAAAAGACTTACAGACAACTTGAAGCTGAAGTAGGACCTATTAAGTATATTGCTGAATTCATATATGGTGAACAAGCAAATCAAAACTTACTAGAGTCAGCAGTACGTTGGGTAATCATAATTATTATCTTTGTGTTTGATCCACTTGCAGTATTACTTCTTATTGCTTCACAGTACACATTTCAATTTGTGAGAGAGGACAAAGGACCTAAGTCGCCCCCAAAGTCCGATCCGGATCCAGACGAGCCTGACGATCCGGAAGAACAACAAAAGTTTGAAGATGTTAGTCAAGAAGAACTAGCAGAAGAAGAACGCAGAGAGCTCGAGCAACTTCGTGCAGAAAAGATAGCACTAAACGTTGCACCATCACTAGAAACAGGACCTAAGGTAGAGGATGCCTTTGATCCTGATGAAGTTGAATACGAGTTGCAAGATACAAAGATTGAAGAATTCAAGAAACGTGAAGAGGAAGAAAAAGCGGAACTTGAACGAATAGCTAAAGAGGCCGCAGAGGAAGAACCAAAAAAGAATCCACCTGAATACTTTGGCGAAGATGAATATGTTCCAAATGAAAACATTAAAGAAGAAGCACAGGATCTTGATAAATGGAACAAATGGGTAGAAGCCGCAGAAGAAGAAGTTGCTAAAGAAGAAGAAAATAAAGAATATCCAGATACTGCTAACAGAATCTTTTATGGCGAAGAAGTAAAGCAATTAGACGAAGCTCAAAAAAAAACGGAGACAGGATCCAATTACATAACAAAGGTAAGCAACAAGCAGATCCGTCAACAAACCAATCCGGACGACTCCGACCAGACCTAACAGAAGTATACGTTCAAAATTCAGAACAGGACCAGAACTCCATTTGGAAGAAGATCCGCAAAAATAAGTAATACTATGGAACCTGTAATCAATTTAATCACTCCACCTGATAAACTGTATAACGGTAATTTAAGTTTTCTTTTGGTAAGTCCTAGTGACGATAAGAAAGAACAGTTTAATCAAATGGCCAAAAGGATTGGCCAGGATCTAAATGTTTACTTGTTTGATAAAACCGAGACAGATGTGCCTTGGTTATTAGACGTAGGTCAAGAAGTTGATCATATTATATTAGACATTGACAATATCCCACAAGAGTATCAATGGCTTATTGGATACTTTTTATCCTTTAACAAAACTTTTTACTTGACAAGTGCCGAACAAATGTCGTATAATGTAATTAACACTAGACGGATTTATGACGTTGGACAAATTGCAGAGGAGAACGATAGCTTTGTCAAATTTCAAGGAAAGACCTAAAAGTGGGTTGACCGTTCAAGTTCGTAACAACGACTTTTTCGGTGCATTAAGAAAATTTAAAAAACGAGTTTCGCAGGATGGTATTTTGATGGAGTACAAAGACAAACGTTATTATCAAAAACCTAGCGAGAAACGAGCAAAGGCTAAGGCGGCTGGTATTGCTCGACAAAGAAAAGAAGATCGTCGTCGTAGATTAGAGGAAGGATATTAATGGAACTTAAAGCGGACTTATGGTTTCCAAGTATTGTATTTGCAGGAATTAACGATGAAATAAATCGTACTGCACTTAAGAATATTGCACTAGCTTGGAGAAACAAAGAACCTGAACTTGCTGGCAACAGTAACGAAGGTGGCTGGCATAGTCGATCAATTGAAAATGTTGATTTACTTCCGCCTGATATCCGTGACCCATTAACACAGATGGTTGTTGAATTAGATAAAGCAATAGAGTATTGCAGAACATCAGCAGGCTTTCCTCCATTAGAAATGCAGAATTTCTGGATTAACGTGAATGGTCCAGGTGCATACCACACATTACATAATCATCAAGATGCTATGTTGAGTGGTGTGTTTTATATTGATGTACCCACAGACAATATGGGTGACTTACAATTTTATCGTGGAGACGAAGCACAGTATTACATTCCAGATAATCTTAGCACATACAATACAATCACAAGTACAATGGCTACGTATCCGCCTAAACCAGGTATGGTTGTTATTTTCCCATCATGGGTTAAACACGCCGTGAAGCAAAATAGGTCAGACGCAGAACGTATAGCAATATCATTTAATTATGGAGCGAAACGATGAGAATAGAACAAGACATTAAGTTGGACTACAAAGACGTACTGTTTAAACCTAAAAGATCAAAATTAGAAAGCAGACGTGATGTCGACTTAACTCGAACGTTTAAGTTTCATCACGGTAATGAATGGACCGGAGTACCTATCATGTCAAGTAACATGGACGGTGTTGGTACATTTGAGATGGCAAAGGTATTACAGGATCACAAGATGATTACTGTAATGAGAAAACATTATTCCGTAGAAGACTGGAAAGAACAGAGCCAAGGTGTTAAGATGAAGTACCTAAGTGTTTGTACAGGTACAGGAGTTATTTGGGATAAAGATGCAAAAGACTATGCTACTATGAAAGCAGTATTAGAAATGTATCCAGACATCAAGTTTATTACAGTTGATGTTGCAAATGCTTATCATGAAAACTATGCAGACTTTATATCAAAGGTTAGAGATGACTATCCAGACAAAACTATTATTGCTGGTAATGTTATATCAGCAGAGATGACAGAAGAACTTATTATCAAAGGTGCTGACATTGTCAAGTGTGGTATTGGTCCAGGATCGGTATGTACTACACGACTGATGACAGGTGTTGGTGTTCCGCAACTATCAGGAATCATTGAGTGTGCTGATGCGGCCAACGGTATTGGTGGACACATTATTGCTGATGGCGGTTGTGTGTATCCAGGAGATGTAAGTAAAGCCTTTGGAGCAGGTGCTCACTTTACAATGCTAGGCGGTATGTTAGCAGGACACAAAGAAGGTGGCGGTAACATTATTACAAAACATACTGCAACAGGTGGTGCTCACAAGTTAGACAACGGAACTTATGTTCCACGATTTGAAGAACAAAACTTTGTTGAGTTTTACGGTATGAGTTCAGATGCGGCAATGGCAACACATGGTACACGTAAAGATGGATACCGTGGAGCAGAAGGTAAACTTGTTTCTATTCCTTACAAAGGAGAAGTAGAAGGTACACTAACAGAAATACTTGGCGGACTAAGATCCACTTGCACATACATTGGTGCAAAACGTATTAAAGATATGCCTAAGTGTACTACATTCGTAAGATGTACACAACAGGTTAACCAAGTGTTCAATCAGTACAATGCAAGTTAGCACACACAAGGTTCCGTTTGTACACACAATAATTAACAACTTCTTTGACGATGCAGAACTTCCAAGTGTATTTTCTGAAATAAACTATCTTAATAAACACAGCCAGGACACACAAGACAATGGTGATCCTAAAAGCAGTAACATGACTGCCGTGCATTTAGATAAGCACTACAAGGAAGATAGACACGTCAGCAGTATTCTTAGATACAACAGAAAGATATTTAATATTGACCTGTCCGACAATGTGTTTAGTAACTATATCAAGATGTGTAATTTTGATGTAACACAACTGAACTGTTATAATGGAGATGGTAGTTATGCTCCGCACCCAGACCTTGCAGTTATGTCAGCAGTAACATTATTACATGAAGACCCCAAGCAGTATACAGGAGGAGAGCTATGTTTCAGTGACTATGACTATACTCCTAAGATGGAAAACAATACAACTATACTGTTTCCTAGCTTCGAGCAACACGAAGTAAAGCACATTAAAGGCTCAGGCCGTTATAGCTTAAATCAGTTCTTTTTCGTTCATATCAAGTAATTTGGTTACATTTATACTTGTAAATTGACCTATTTTAGCATATAATTCGTATAGTAGTATAAATACTAATATGTTAAAGAATGCTTGATAGGTTCTTTCAACATTTAACTTGCTTAATAAAGGAGACATATAATGACAAGACATCAACATCTATCAATTTTTAATCAACTAAGACCAGTAACAGTAGGGTTTGATCCTATCTTTGATCACTTCGAAAGAATGTTTGACAACGATACGTTAATGACACCATCTGTTAATTACCCACCTTACAATATTGTAAAAACAGGTGAATACACCTACAATATTGAAGTAGCCCTTGCAGGCTTCAACAAGAAGGATATTGAAGTTAAGTACGCAGATAATACTTTAGAAATCAAATCCATTCATGAGAAGGAAGAAGCTAAAGAAGGCACACTACACCAAGGTATTAGCAAAAGACACTTTACTAGATCTTTTACTATTGCTGAAGATGTGGAAGTAAAAGGTGCGGAACTTAAAGACGGTCTTTTACAAGTTGAACTGGAAAAGATTATTCCAGATAGCAAAAAACCAAGAACTATTAGCATTAAGTAGTTCAAAACGGAATGAGTGGGGACACAACTTCTATGTTACTCTCCCCACTCACTTCTAATTCTCAGGAGCGATTCAATGATAAGTAATGTTATGGACGTACAAATAGACGAAAAAATTAAGCAACAAATCTTAGAGCCAGGAATGTTCAAAGTTGTTTTCTTAAATGACGACCAAACACCAATGGACTTCGTGATTGAGTGCCTTATCGGAATATTTAAACATACAGACGAAACGGCAAGAGACCTTACTGTAAAAATACATGAAGAAGGGTCAGCGATAGTTGGAGTATTCACTTTTGAAATAGCAGAACAAAAAGGAATCGAAACTACGCAGTTGGCTCGCTCAAACGGCTTTCCATTACAAGTGAAAGTTGAGAAAGAATGAGCCTTAAAGAATTAACATACGAACATCATCGTAATGCAGAAAGACAACAGTTTGTAAAAGTACTAATGAGCGGACATATAGATCCGAAACTATATGCTACCTTTATGTACAATCAGCATCAACAATATAATATTTTAGAAGTATGTTCCATGTCACATGGATTAATGAACGGTCTAATGGATATTAGACGAGCTCCAAACATCTGGGCAGACTATGAAGAACTGTGGGAAGACAAAGACAATCCACCTGAGCTTTTATCTGTTACTAAAGAATATGCAGATCATATCATGAGCATAAAAGATGATGAAAAGAAATTGTTCGCACACATTTATACTAGGCACATGGGTGACCTAAGTGGTGGACAGATGATCCGTAAAAAGATTCCAGGAAGTGGCACACTATATAATTTCGAAAACGGTCCAGCTCTTAAAGAATTAATTAGAGAACGTTTAGATGATAGTATGGCTGATGAGGCAAAGATTTGTTTTGACTTTGCTACTAAAACTTTTCAGGAATTGATGGATGTCAAACTCACAAGTTAAAAAAATTGTTATAGTTGGAGGAGGTAGTGCAGGTTGGCTCACAGCCGCTTATGCCCTATACAATTTACCCAACACACAAATCACACTAATAGAAAGTCCTAACATACCTATAGTAGGAGTAGGTGAAGCTACTATACTTGGCTTCGACCATTACCTAACTGACTGTGGTATACCAACCGAACTGTGGACAAAGGAATGTGATGCAACTATTAAACTAGGCACATACTTTCCTAACTGGAGAGATGATGGTAAAAACATTTGGCAACCTTTTTACTTTCCAATTGAAAAAGCACAAACAGGTAACTGGCATGATGTAATAGACTTATGTCGAGATGCTAATGTTCCTTTTGAAGATTACGAAAAGTGGACTGCTTGGTATGACATCAGTGTTAAGGATAAGAAGATTGCAGGTAACACAACTGCCTGTGGTAGTGAAGCTCATGTAGGTTATCATTTAGATGCAGTTAAACTGGCAAACTTCTTAAGCGAATATCTTAATAAGAAGTATCCAAGGTTAAAACATATTAAAGCACACATAGATAAGCCTGTTATAAAAGATGGAAACATTGAACACGTTGTATTAGAGAACGATGAAATAGTCACTGGAGACTTCTTTGTTGACTGTACAGGATTTAAAAGATTACTTTCAAATGCACTAGGCAACAGTAAATGGGTTGACAGAAGCCATATGTTGTTTACAAATGCCGCAGTGGCATCACAGATTAGTTATGAAACAGAAGATGAACCGCAGGTACCTTATGTAACTGCACAGGCTTGTGACCACGGATGGATATGGAAAACTCCTGTTAAAGATAGAATAGGTAGTGGACTTTGTTACAACAGTGATATAACAACTAAACAAGAAGCAGAAGATTACTTTGTACAACATTGGGGAGAACATAGATTAAGAACAGGTAAGTTTAATCATGTACCTTTCAAACCAGAGTACAATGCAAACAACTGGCGTGGCAACTGTTTTAGTGTAGGACTAGCAAGTGGATTTATTGAACCACTCGAGTCAACAGGACTTGCACTATTAGTAATAGGTAGTTCAGCACTACACTATATGAAAAAAGGTTACTATGAACAGGCAGACGTAGATAGATTTAACGAGGACATGAGTAACGTGTACGAAGATAGCATGGGCTTTGTTGCACTACATTATTTTAGCAATCCAAGACAGAGTAAGTTTTGGAGACACGTTGAAGAAAACTTTAAAGAAACTAAAAAGATGGAAGATCTGTGTACAAACTATGCAAGAAACTTTACTCCCACAGTAGATGAACAGTTCTTTCCACGCAACACAGAAATATTTCAAGACATCAATTGGAAGCTATGGTTAAACACCGTAGGCATTAAAACTGCTACTGCCAATTTAGGTGAAGCAGAGAGCTTAGACCTTTTAAATAGAATGAAGGAAGAAAACAAGAAAGCTTCTTATCCGGGCTTAACAAACAGACAATGGAGTAACAGGTGAGCGAATCAATTATATGGGACACACTAATTAAAACCCAAGACGAGATACTTGACATATTTGACAAGTATGCAGAAGAAACAGAAGAAAAGACCTTGAACAAGTTTAATCAGCCTGAGAACGGTTGGTTGAATAGAGTATGGGCAAACAAGCACGTTCGAAGAGCTCACATTGACGTTGTTGATGTACGTGAACAAAAAGGTCTGTGGATGATGCACGTATGTTGCTTTCCAACACTAGACAATGGTGCACCTATATACGGCTTTGATGTTATCGCAGGCAAACGTAAGATGACTGGTGCCTTCCATGACTTTAGTGCATCAAGTGGCGGAGAAGATCATCCGTTGTGTGAATGGTACTTAGATGCTGTCAAAGATTTTATTCCTAGTAAGAAACGTGAATTACCTGAATGGGCAACAAACATATTCAGTCCAGGCATGATTGCCGCTGGTAACGTTGCTACAGAAGAAGAAGCACAGGCTATTTGTAAACTTGCAGTTGATAACTTAAAGGTATGGTTTGATAGTGTACCTGAATATGCAGGAGAACAAACAGTAGAGTTTACTGCTGGTGCACAGGACTATTACTGTCATAATCAGCAACAGAACCCACATACACCACGTGTTATGAAGTCCTTAGGGCTTAACGAAGCAGACGTAGATGAATTTTGTACTAATGCCTTGTTTCCTAAAATAGCATAAATACTTGTGTTATGCGATTTTTCGAATTTAAAACAGTATCCAAACCTATATTAGAAAGCACTAGAGGTATCAAAGGTGCAGTAGACGATATCAATCTGAAGGGTATGGAAAGTCCTTTTAGTACTGAAGAAGGTGGTAAGTTTATTCCTACCAACTGTTGGTTCTTTCCATTAGATGAACAAACAGAAAGATACGTTGCAGTAGAAAAAGAAGATGATACAACTGATCCAGATGCTAAAAACGGATCATCAGTAGGACCAGCTTCTGTTCATGCAGATGTACAGTTCCAAGAAGATCTAAAGACAGCTGGTATCACAGGTAAACTAATTGAAGCAAACAAAAAGCCATTAACCGAGTATGCGGCCATTGTTGTTGAAATAACATCAGACGCAGGTACACTACACTTTGTAAGATATTACAAGAGCAAGACTGCAAACTACATCAAATGGGAACTAACTGACTTTATGAGAAACATAGAGCCATTAGGATACAATATTAAAAAGACATTATCAGCAACTGCAAACAAGGCACACCCTAACGTAAGGTTCTTTCCAAATAGATTAGGTGTTACAGATGGTCCTATGGACATATCAGCAGTAGCAGAAAGAATTAGAAGTTCAGAGCTATTTCCTAAAGATGTTCCACCAGAAGAAAGACCAATCATTGCAGACATAATAGAAAACTTAGATACATCCATGCCTGCAACAAAGGACTACAAAGGTAACTACGAAATTCAAATAGGTGAGATTGCAGGACCTATTGCACTATCACAAGGATCAAGCATGGTCGGAGGTGCAGTAGCAGAAGCACAGGAACAACTGTTACAGGTTATTGAACCAGGACTTACTTGGCAGGCTATGAAAACTGTAGAGTATCCAGCAGACGAATCACAAAAACTTATTGACAGTTTTATTATATCTCCTAAGGGAGCAAAGATAGGTATTAGTGCTAAAGATGGTAAAGGTGGTGCGAAGGCAAGTGCCGTTAGTATTGCAGAAACTATTGATAACAAACCAGACGTAATTAAATTAAAGAACAAAAACTTCTTTACAGAATTTAAAGAGTACTTGGGTTGGATGGAAACAATTAAGGAAAAAGATAAGAAGTATCAAGTTTACAAACTAGCAACTAGATTAGGTATGATTAATGAAGCCGAACTAGATGCACTTAAAAAACTAGTTGACGATCCATCTAGTTGGAATAATGAAGAAAGAATTAAACAAGCAGTACCAAGACACTATGATGAATACATGAATTCAAATGTGTATCGTCCTAAAGACGCAACTTTACAAAATGCCAAGTACAGAAAGCTATGGCACTTCACAACAACACTTGCTAAAAACGTTGCGGCACAGATGAACAACGATCCTGATAACCTAAACAGATTCTTTAAGACTGTGTTAGAAAGCTCTAACATGATCCAAATAAAAAGCACGTTCCAAATGCAGGGTGACGACAAAGGTAAGTTTACCAAAATGCTTGTAATTTATCCACCAGTATTTGATGGTAGAATAAAGTTTGATGCTGGTAAAGAGT